CGCCCTGTAACTGGCGATCAGTAGCTTCTGGAACGCCTGCTCATGGACATCGGACCTGTCGTCCATGTCCTTTTCAGCTTCCGCCAGACACGCTTCGATTAGCGTTTGGGAGTGCAGTGCACCACCGAGCGGGAAGATGTTCGTGGTAGTTAGTAGATCAGGTGCACTGACGTAGCGGTATGTGATCGTCTCGTAACCCTGCGAGGCGGACGGCGTTGGGTGAACCACGATCTCGAACCGCTGGCCATCGGTAGGGCTAGTAGCTTCGTGCTTAGGTCTGACGGCATAATAGAGAGGAACCCCTGTTTCCGACTCCTGCTGCATCTTCCTGATCTCTCCCTCTGATACCCTGGTCAGAGGCTTATTGCCCTCCTCGATCCCGTACGTGACACTATCTTCCACAATCTGTGCAACATCATCTGCCAGTACGTACTTCGATTCAGTAGATGTAAGGGTTATCGCCCCCTCTTTACGCAGGAATGTCCACTGGTAGATTTGTCCCTCAGACTCGATGTAGGGGTAGTAGAAACGACGCAGACCGTTCTCGACGGCTGAGTCTATGTCCTCAAACTTCCGGTCATCCCACGGGACAAGCTCATAGGGAGCGTTTGTCACGTTAGACAAAGCAGTGTTGCCGGCGTCATTCAGAGTGAGAGTGGAGTCATAAAGTGGTGGCTGCACGTTCGTGAGACTGGCAATGGTGTATTTGTTAGAGTTATAGATGAACAGTCCATCCGCACTCCAACTTGGCCAGAATCTAGTTCCATCTGCCGTGTCGTTGAATGTGACGGCACCTGCTTCGATGTTTGCCGTTCCTTCACTAAACGACCGCTGGTAACCCAGGAAATGGGCCACCTTCTTCCGTAGCTCAGTAAACGTAACGCTGAGTGTGGATTCGGCCATTCATCTGTCAGACTGGTTCCGGCTTACATGCAGTGACGTTTCTACTCTTGATGGTCCGTTCTGAATCCTCGATGCGGACAGTGCATGATTCGCCGTCCGCAGAGATGTAGAGGAACACCCCGTCGTGCATTTTATTTCGATACTTTGCTCGAACCGGATCTCCGTTAGTGATTTCACCCATAGCGTGTAACTGTTCCACGGTATCTTCCGGATCGTACTCCTCTTTCTTGGGCTTGCCTGGGATGTAGTTCATTGCAATCCTGGTCAATGTCCCAGGGTCGAGAGGCATGCCTGTGTAGACTCGGTCGTAGCATCTCTTGAAGTCCCAGTACGCTTCCTCTACCTCCGTAGGTACCTCTTCTTCTTCTTGAAGACCGCATAGACGGCGAAGATACATCTTGTCGCTTTCGTCAATTTCGTACGGCATCCGTGTAATCTCCTGGTACATTAAAAAAGAGCCCAATAGCGACGGTTGCCACCAAAAGCGCCGAATCGCTATTGGGCATCGGGGGGGGTCTTACTCATCTAATGGCCCAAGCTGGGCTACTCGCAGCCAATCAATCGTAATAGTGGATGCCACGCCAGCACCATTGATATAGGCAAGCACTGGACGAAGTCCGATGTCAGACGGGAACGTGGTCCCCAGAGCATCAGCAATGGTGTAAGTATCGGCCAGCTTCAATCCATTGGAATAAAACGCCAACACATTGCTGGGGTCTTTGTACATCCCCAACTTGATGTAAGTGTCAGCCGCAATCGTAACGGCAGCGTCCTTAACCTGAACCTGGGTAACCGTTCCCGCCTGGTAAGTTGTGTCAAGAGTTGTTGTGTCTGCCTCCACTCGCTGGAATCCAACGAAGTCGGCAGTGGACTTGAGTCCGCCTCCAGCCGCAATCAATGGATCTGCAATCGTCATGGCCCCAGCACCAAGCATTCCCAGGATGAACGGCCTTTCAAGAGTGATGATGCTCGATACCTTAATACGGGCCTCAAACCAAAATTCAGGCGACACGTCTGAGATAACGTAGGCCGGGAATGTTCCAAAAATGGAACCTCCGAGGTTGTCGGTGGCTGCGGAAGTCATGACCATGGCTGACGCACCACCGGATGGATTCTCTGCCGTAAGCGTTGAGCCAGTGGAACCGAAACCTCCCAGTGGGATGCCACCAGTAAGACCAGCCTCCGTGGTCGGGCTGCCAGGAGTTCCTTCGTCGAAATCTGTCCAAAGACAATTTCCTCCTCGACCCTGACCCGCCTGTCCTTTGATCTCAGCCCACGGACAGTTACCCCATAGGTTGGGACTCGGACCACGAGTTGTATCAGCTGTAATTTGAGAACCATATTGAACTGCTGGATTAGTCATAAAGCTAAACTCCTACGCGGCTACCATTCCGCATACCTTTTCGGCATGTTGCCTGGATGATGTCGGTCTACCGCTACCGACGCCTTTTCTCGACACAACAAGTGGCGATGGACAAAAACCCAGGTGCCCGGATAGTTTCCTGTCCTGGCACCTGGGTAAGACACGCTGCTACGCTGTGGATAACACCCAGTTTCGACGTCGGTCGAGACAGATGAAATTATAAGAAATATCAACGAAAACCTGGTACACATTATGCTGATTTGGCGAGGCCTTAACTTCGCTCTCCCGCAGGTAATCTCCGGACAAGCAACAAGGGTAGAATGTGCTATGATCGACGCCAAACCAGGGATTTGTCGTATCAGCATCGAGTTTTGGAATCCAGATTATTGGGTGATTCCGGAACGTAATTGTTCCATCTAAAGATGCGATGTCCCGTCCCAAGTTTTCGTTCTGGGATTCACCGACCTCCTCCACGCTGCTAATCGTGGTTTCGTTGACGTAGTTGCGGTAACGCTGTCCTTTCGTACCGCGATAGTCCTGGATCGTGATCGGACTTTTGAATCCGCACTTTCGGTGAGCGGTACGCAGCTTCTTCACCAAGTCAGCCTTGGTGACGCTAACGTACTGCCCAGAGTAGTTCTTGAACTTCGGCGTATTGGAGGGGGTTATCCCTCCAACCGTCGTGTGACCGGCAGGAACATCTCCTGTAAATCCGGTAACAGAGTTCTTCACGACCCAGTAAGGCAAACCGTAGGGCTCAGTCTTGTTGCTGGCCGTTGGTGCGGACCAAGCCTTGTCCTCAATTTCTTCCACCAAGTCGATCATCGCCGCAGCACGGCGAGGCTTAATGACGTTGTAGATTAGGGCTTTACCCCTGTTCATCATCGTCTCTTGGTAAATGAATCCCCAACTGGTCTGTGCGTGACGCCAGGGGACTTGTAGCTGCTCGATCACATCCTTGATGGTCACGGTGTCCGTATCCATCAAGCCAACGTGCTTGGCTGCACCGGTGAGCTTGGTCATCAGTGTTCTCTGGATTCCAATACCAGAGTCAAACGCGACACGATCCCGTTTGAACCAGGAGCTAAATACTTCGTACTCTTGCAAGTTCTGAGCAATTTGCTGGAACTTCAGTCGACCTAGTTCATACAGAGAACCGTTGACTAGATCACCAATGTCGGTTGCTGTTAAAGGCATGGGTGCCTCCTGTTATGTGTTAGCAATCAGAAATCTTCGCCAGTCATGGTAGGCTCTGGATACAGCATGCCGTGTTCGGCGTACTTTTGATCCAGAAAGTCGCCCGCACGCTCCTCGGCAGTCATCTTCCTGGTACTGTTATTACCAGGTCGATTGATGCCCTTTCTGCGCTGGACTGATGCCTTGTCACGAATGTCCGTCCTGGTCGCTTCGTCTGCTAAATTTCCCCAACGGGTCCGCGTAACGCGATCCTTATACCCGTCGAACGATAACTCCCTCAGCCCTCTGTCTCGGTCCATGTTGACCAAGGCACCGTAGTCCTGTTCCCACATGAGGCGGTTCTGACGTTCTTGGCTGTTGGGAGGTAGCTCATTGAGACGACCCTTCCCGAAAACTTTGCCGTATGTCTCGGGGAGTGAATCGAAATAGTCGTCTAGCTGCTGGTCGTATGCGGCATCTCGTTCTGCGGCGATGCTGCCAGCGAATCCCGTTAATTGGTTCAGATCAGACGTGTTCATCATCGAAAGTTGATGTGATTGAATCATCTGCTGGTGGTAGTGCTCGTTCATCTTTCCGAGAACTTCAATGACGTCAGGGTCAAAGTCGTCTCCCAGTCCGAGTTCGAGCTTTTCGGGGGTCCACTCCTTTTCCTCCTTCTGCGGCTGCTGTTGCTGCTGCTGCTGCTGTGGAGGAAGCTGCTGTGGCACCTGCTGTGGAGGCAACTGATGTTGCTCACTCCAAGGTTGATGCGACGGCTGGAATTGAGGCGCTCCCTGCTGATAGGGTGCCTGCGTCTGTCGATACAGATCCATAGACCGGCGGTCGATCATCGACAACGAACGGGTTAGATCATCGTCCGTTTTGAATGATGCGATATCATCGTCGGAGAATCCGTATAGCGTCCTTGCTTCTTGCTGCAATACGTCCGATAAGCCGGGATTGACCTCTTCGGTCCTTGTCTCGGCTACGGGTTGCGGCTCCGGCTCCGGCTCCGTTCCTGGAGTCGGCTGATCCTGTGATATACCAGTATCAGGTTGAGGATCGGTCGTGGATTCGTCTTGCACGCCATCAGAGAAACCGTCCTCTATGTGTTCGTCTTCGCTACGTAGACCTTCATCCTGTATGGCCATTCCTTGTCACTCCGATTTTAGGTGGCAACCTTTAATCAGCAGTGACTTCACAAATTACGATATCCGATTACAAAGCATCGGGCACTAATGCGCCTTGGTCAGCCCCAGCGGCGGTGAACCCCCTAACAATCCATGTGTCAGCAGCGACCAACGTACAGTTGTAGGTGTTCCCGGCAGTTAATGCCGCTTCGTTAGTTGCCCCCACAAGCACGGTATTCACCTTGGCGCCTGCTGATGCTGAGATCAGCTCACATCCAGTGGACGGCAGATAAATCATAATCACCTGACCTACAAACCCAGCTGGCAAGCTAATCTGCTTGTTGACACTGTCGCTCGTGACTGTTACGAACGTGGCGTCCCCAGGGATCAATCCATCGGTCCCTCCACCAGTCGTAGCAGTCACATCGGAAACGCCAGCACCCTCTAATAGTCTTAGTATATTCTTCGCGCCCATGTCATTTCTCCTGTTTTACATCCCACGATGGCCCTGATTTCGCTCTCTATCGCTCTTGAAGGTGACCAGGAAAACCTTACCCCAACTTCTGTTACACTCATCAAATAGCGGATTAACTGATGTTTGTCTAGCCAAAGAATGATGATCCAGGATTTTCCGGTGGCTCGTAGCCCCTTCTGTCTGGAGGCATCGGGTCTGAATATCCTCCCTGTCGATCATAAATCTCGATGTCCGGATGCTCGCAATGCTCCTTGCGGTGGCCTGGGCTCTCAAACATGTATGTTCCGTCTGGTTGGTAATTAGGTCGCAGGCCCAGCTTCCTCATTGTGGAGTTGGCTTCCGATACCTCGTGAGACCCCACCCCTACCTGGTCAGAGAAGATAGGCCACCGTGGCCTTTCTCTGCGACGCTGAGGCTTCTTCACCTCAACCACTTCATCCTTTTTGCGGTCGTACCTGAATACTCGCTTACGTACCGGCATGTTTCATCTCCTTTTCCGTCATCAGACTGATATGCGAGACTGGTACCTGAATCAGTTAATAATCCATCGAGTATCATTCCGCGGAGCATTCCCGAAACCACCACCACCTATTTGAACTCGTGGTCGGGGCATGTTCGGACTCGGCATCATTCCTGGATTCGGTCCCATAACCATGGGGCCACGCTCCTGCCCAGGCTGACTGTTCCAGTCGTTTTCGCCTTTGTACACGCCAACTGGCCGGACATGTTGAGGGCCACCACCACCCATTGGACCGCGTTGTGGGAATATGTTCGGCCTCGGAATCATTCCTGAATTCAGCGGAATCATTCGTCTATTTGGTGGTGGTGGAGGAGGATTCCTGTGATATTCATTCCATGCCTCAATATCCTTGCCCGGTCCAAATCTCCCAGCGTTTTCCTTCCACCAGTCCATGAAGAAGCCACCTGGTCTGGACGGAGCATCAGCTACAACATCATTCCCCGCGTTTCCAGAAACTGGCTGCTGTGGTCGGCCTGTCCAGGGACCGTACCCGAAGCCACCGACAGGTCTGATCGGTGGACTCTGATACCCACCACCCATCGGTCCTCCGTATCCACCACCAGGAGATTTTTTACCTCGTCCAGGAACGTACACACCAGGCTGGCCTCCATAACCTCCTGGACCCCTCGTTGTCCGTGGCCTTTTTATTTGCGTCATTGCATCTGTCCCCCTGGTTGCTGTCCTTGTGATTGGCCACCCATTAGTGACTGCTGCAACATCTGGTCGTCCGCGCCCTTGGTAGATGGACCGGCCCGGCTGACCCGCTCGTACCGGCGAGTTGTCGTGTTCGGATTGCCACCCCCATGTGCGTTAACAGGAGTCACACCAGGAGAGATGTTCATGATCTCCTCCAGCTCCTTGCTTCCAAGTAACCTGGAGATGGCCCGCATATATTTCTGTGGATCGAACTCCATGCCGCTGGGGATAACGATAGACGTCATGACCTCGTTTAGCTTGGCCAGCTTCTCCTCCGGTGACGTGATGCGCTGGGAGAACGGCTCGACGTCGAAGTTGTACTGGCTGAAATCACCCTCGCGCGACTCAGGAGTCCAGCGGAACGGGATATCCACACTCCCGGACCTCTTCACCAGTGGGAGCTGAATGTATGGGTCTTCCCACATATACATGGCCAGGTCTCGGAACACCTCCGAATTGAACGAGGCCAGAGACTGACGCATGTCGTCGATCATCCGGTTGGCACCCTGACTGAGCATCTGATCCTGTCCCAGAGTGCTGGTCTGAGCGGCTAATCCTCCCACCGCGTCAATATTACCCATCATGTAGGCCAGGGTATTCTTGCTGTTGATCACAAATCCCAGGTTCTGCTGGTCTATCCCGCCGTACCTCTCAGTGTGTATTCCGGCAGGGTTGTTGACCGTTACGATATCCCCGTCGTCCGCGTTCTTAACTGTATGGCCGTCAATCGAAGCGTTTCCCTGCACGAACGTGACTTCCTTCTGCCGTTCCGCCTGGCGTCCTAATTTACGCCAGTTCTTGTTAACCGAGTCGGCCAGATCAAGCCACTGCATGACCGGACCAATTGGCATCACGTTGTCTGGTAACGGCTGGAACCGTAGAAGGTGGTACGGACCCCTTTCCGGACCCTCCCATTCTCGTACTTCAAGTGGTGGTCCGGACTGCTCATCCGCAGAGATGGTAACGAACAGGTTCTCGCGTGGCAGCCAGATGTCCCACAAATCCACGAACTTTCCGTACTCGTCCACCATGGACTGATTTCCCTGAGACAGGCTCTCGGCACCTTTGTCGCTGCCACCGTAGTAACCGAAGCTGGAGTTCTGTCGAGGTAGTAGGCGATCCCTGGCTGGACCCTTGTACGTGTCCATCGCCAGCTCGTAGGTCATGCTGTACCTGTCGCCTGCATAGCTCGCGTCGTTGTAGTCGCGGGCAGTCATGTCGTGGACCCAGCTGTCGAGAGTAACCAGGTCAGCAAACGGCTGGCCTGCGTCGTGATCCACTCCCATGTCGTTGCCTACGTCACGAACTTCCAGGCCGACCTTCATTATCCCCATGCAGAACATGGCCTCCATTAAGACCAATTTGCTTGTCTTGGCGTACTGCATTTCCTGGAGGAGATGGTTCAAGGCAATCGTGAGATCGGCAGCTACCGGCTTAAGTTGCGGGAAGCTAGTAGAGATATCGCCATTCGGCACAGACGGAACTAGCTGTCTCAGGTAAATAGACACGGCCAGCCAGACCATATTGATAGGAACCCTCTCGGCGGTCGTATCCGAGTAGTTCTTTCCGACGAAGTGCTTCAATGCCCGTAGCCTGTTTTGACGAAACGGCTTGAGCATCTTAAGCGACCAAGCCATCGACTGGCGTAGGTCACTCATCTTCTTTTCGCTGAACGCAGGAGTCCCTGCTTGTATTGCCATAGGCATATTTATCGCCATGGATATCAGTAAAAGGACGCGCCAGGGTGCCATGCCCCGACACGCCCTGAATTGTGCCGCTCCCGCTGGCTAGAACGAAAGTGGCAGGCGACGACGTGGAACTCTGTTAGCCGTTTACTTGAGTTGGAGCGTTGGAACCACCCTTGTCCGAACCTCGGTTCTTGTCGAACGTCTCTGCCTTCATGCTTCCTTTTCCTCCAGCCAGGTAGGCACCTCCCTGCTCTTTGGAAATAGCCCTCGCAATGGCGCTCATGTGCTTGTCTGGATTTGGGTTTACGCTGTAGCCCATAACGTACATTTCTCCTTTAGATCGTCGAATTACTCTAACAAACGTGAACCTGTCAATCTGTATTAGGTATGGGAGTATAGGGGCACTGTCAACGTCTACCACGTATCTGCTATCGCTTTACGCCGTTGGTTGTCCTCGATCTTGCGCCAGAGGAAGCTGCCGGTTGGGGCCTCGGTATCGAAGATAGATGGCTCCTTATGTTCTATTAGTCCGATGTCGCTGGCTCGACGGGGGTGGGTGTCGGTACCAACAATGTCGATCAATCCGCGATAGCTCAATGCGTCAGCTGTCGCCCGGTCACCGTGGTTAAGTCCAGCCCCGCTGGGGTCGTCCCGGCTACCGATTGAAGAATGCTCTATACCGCCTGGTTTATTGCTGATGTGGTAGAACTTACACTCCTCCAGTGACAATGCAGACGGATTGGAGAAACGGCCCATCTGGAGTGCCTGTCGGTACTGCCCGTACAGTGACGATCTCTTTTCACCCTGATTGGAAAATCCAACCTTCTTCGTCTTCGTGCGGCTGATCTCCATCTCGCGCTCGTCCATGAACAGGTTCTGGTAGCCAATGTCCTGTATTTCCCGTGAAAACTGGGCACCACAGGGTCCGTTTGCCTCGAAAATCAACAAGGCCACCCTGTTCATGCCCTTGAACCAATGCCCTGCTGCATAGGCGATATGGGCCAATCCCTGCGGGTAAACCCTCGGACTGACGAATTCTGCCACCTTCTCCCCCCTGGTATTACAGACAGAAAGACAGCTATTGCTACCCATTGAACCACCGCCGCCAGACGATATGTCCGCTCCTATTATGTAGGACACGTCCTCCGGTGGGCCTCCTCCAGCCAATGGAGGGAACCAGATGGACCACTCACCCTCCTTGGACTCGGTGAACCTCTCCGGATCGTACGATTGACGGTCAAAGTCCAAATACCCCCTGGCCAATGGCTCTATCGACTCCTCTATCAGCCTGTCCAGGACGTGCAAATCAAAGAACGGGCTACCGCTTCTCTCGGGATCACGGTCCAACTCCTCAGCTATACTGGCAGGAGTGGCTGCCGTCCTCATGCACTGACCGTCGTACCACGGGCTACGGAGGCGACCCTCAATCGGGAACCCACGGTTCCTTAATATCTCAAATATCCCGGCAGACTCCGTCACGTACGACTCGGGAACTGGGTTGCTATCAGCATCAAGCTGGCGGATTCGACCACGCTTAACCTCAAACATCCCCAAGTTCCTAGTCGGATTGTCCTTCCAGTCCAGAATAATCTTCTCCATCGAGCTGGCCTGCCCCCGCATCGCATCGTAGTAGTAGCCAGAGTTCCCGTTGAATGTGCTCACTACATAGCGGCATTCCGTCACGTACTGGGTGCTGGTCATGGCCGCATAGTCAAAATTCCTGGGGAACTTAGACATCTCGTCCATGAGAAATGCCACCTTACGTCCTCCTGACGCCACGTTTCCGGTAGCAGAATACCCGGCAATTGTGCTGCCATTCTCGGTATTTCTGAGAATGTGGTTCGTTAAGCCACGATCAAATTTAGGCACCATCCAGAACGGTAGGTGCTTTAGCTGGAAATCCAGCTTCCACATCAAGCAGTCTGGGTCATCCTTTAGATCGACTGAGTCATGGTCTTTGCTCACCAGTCCAAACGAGAAGTTCTTCATGGTTTCGTCGTGAGGGTCGCCAAATAGCCAATACTTGAGAAACAGCATCAGCATCATCCAGGAGGCACCCTCGGACCTCGACTTCTCCAGGCCGCAGTCACGGTGGCCAAGACACCTCTCCGCTTTGATTAACGCCGGGTCTTGGTGGGGCCAGGTGATGAACGGGATTGTCCTCGGTCGAGGACGCGGTTCGTAGAGCCAACAGAATGTGTTGATCCAGAACAGAAGATCGGTTCGGCACATTTGCCAAACCTCACGCTGGAGCTGTTTGTTTTCCAGACAGGCGTCCTGAACCCTTAGACGGAAGTGAAAATTCTCGTCTACCTCGCGTGAAGCAAGGTGATGAAACGGGTATTCTTCTGGGTCTGTGTGCCAGGATCTGACGTCTGGGCTCCAGGCTCGGTCACGCCAAGAACCAGTCTCTTTTTTTTTTCGTAATCGGACATCAACGAGTTGAACACGTCCAGCCGTTCCTGGACGGACCTCTTCTCGTCCTTCACGTCGTCCGAATCCTTGGCGGAATCAGCGCCCAACACCTTCGGGGCATACGTCCTGTAGAACTCCTTCTTGTTCTCAATCGCCCATTGAAGTAGTCCCCACCCACCCTGTGTCGGAGCAGACTTGGGGTCTGGATTAGGATTTGTCAGATTGAAATAGACCCACTCCGCATCTGTTCTGGCCTCGTACTGAGGTGCCTCGGAAGCTGCGTAGTCCTGAGAACGATCCTTCCTGTGGCCATGCACTGCCTGGCCGTTGGGTGGCTCGATTACCTCGTCAGAAGGCAGTTCCTCGTCGCTGACACCGACAACCGGAGGAAAGTTGTCTGCCATGTCCGACCACGAACGATCCTCGGATTTGCCGAGACCGTCCTGATGTAACTCTATCTGGCGTTCTTTTCGCCAGGCCGAGGCTTCGTCCCACCGTCCCTCGCGTTTGAGGCGGTCAAAGAGATAGACACGAGGGCTCTGCCCGTTGGAGGGGTCGTAACCCTCCCTGTCTCCTAAAATGTCAGAAAGACTCAAAGTTACCTAGTGTGGCGTTTTGTCCAGCCAGAAGGGTCGTCTTCGATCTGACTCAAGAATTCTCCCCAGTTCGTGCGGCCGTCTAAAAATTGCTCCAGCACCCAGCCGTGCTCAAATCTGCCCAGGTCGTCCCTGGTGATAAACCACACCCCCGAACCACTCCTAGCATCAATCTTAGCGTTCTCCAGCGTCATAAACAGTGCAATTACCGCAATGTCCTGAACCTTTACGATTTCCCGGTATCCGTTGATCTTGCGAATTAGGATTACCGGAGCCACGACAGATGAGATAGCAGCCACTGCGAGGCAAGCGTAGAAAATGGAGTACATCATCGTTCTATCTCAACCGATCCAGTCCATTACAAGAATTCTAGCTGACCATCTTCATCCCTCATGTACGGACCACACTGCTCGTTCCTTAACCTCCTCAACTCAAAAATACCATCATGCTCTGGATGACATTCAAGAAAATGACGAGCGTAGTATGCCTGGTACGCGTCGTTGATCCTGAAGTTCTGATCCGATGTTCTCAAAAACTCATTCCAGCGAATCCAATTGATGATCAGTTTCGCACTCAGCTTTTTGCGTCCACGGCCAATAGCCTTCAATGCCTGCTGCTCAAACGCCTTGTACACATGCGGGTTGTTCTCGTGGAACCTCTCAAAACCCTTTCGGATTGTGTGCCCGTTCAATTCTGCATACGTTACCATGCTGAATCCTTGAATTAAAAACGCCCCGCCTTAGACTCGGTTGGGTCGCAATATGCTAGTACGGACTTTCCGCAAGTCTAAATACGGCGGGGCGGTTGTGTCACTCCTCCGGTGGAATGGGTGCGGGAATGGAATCTGGTGGAACAGGAGGATCTCCGTTCTGCTCGCATGTCGGTGCCAGTATGGGGCCATCTGCCACGACAGGTGAAAACATCACTGGAACTCTACATCCGTAGGGGCCGCAGCCAAACAAACGGTTCAACAAACGAGGTCGGCAGGGTTGGTGCAGATCCGGATGGAAAACGACCGGACTGCATATAATGGGCTGGCCGACCGGGTGGTAGACAGCAGGGGGGCACGGGTGGACACAGGAGCCACCCCATCCGAAACCAAAGTAAATGAAACTCAATAAACAAGCATACATACTACCGTTCTCCCTTCACCAGTTAAAGCCATTGACTACACCGTGTCTGGACATCAAATCATCCTTCGTGTAACTGTCGATCCGGTCTTCCGCGTCTTTTCTGCGGACAAGGACACGGCCTACGCTGAATGTCGCTTCGTGTCATGTATCTCGCCACAGTTTGATATACATTTTATCTGGATTTGATCTACAGCTGTCTTCCCTGCACACAACCAGTGCATCGTTGTACACAAACCGTGATTAGATTTCACGAAGTCGTACAGGGATCGACGGCCATAATCAGTAATTCCATGCAAGTACCTGCGGTTGTGGTGGCCAAACCTGATGGAAACGTGGTGCCCCTCAACACAGAGATGACCCATGGACATGGCTATCTCGATAGGCAGCCTGAACCACGCACGATTGGACATCACCACGTCGTTTAGGACATTGTAATTGACGCCGTCCTCCGTGCCCTTGGTGGACATGCACCGTTTTTCCACGCCAGGAACCAACGGCACCAAGCCCGCCGCTGCACTGGATGTCAAGAACTCACGGCGATCCATCGGTTCTGATCTCCTCCTCTAACCCGTCACCAACAATCTCTCCGACCCACGGAACGTACACCATAGTTACCGGTAACTCGTACTCAGGGGTAGGCGCTGACGGTTCAACCTTACGTAAACGGGCCTGTTCGTCGTACGGCAACAAGTCAATCATCCAGTCATTTAGAATCAGGTCCATCACCGAAAGTCTCCATCCTCAATGTCCGGTAGGAATCGTACTCCGCAAATCTCCGCAAATCTCCGCAAATCCAGATAAAATGTATATCAAATGTATATTAAATGTATCGAACAATCGCCCCAACTCAACCTAACTCAACCTAACTCAACCTAACTCAACCTAACTCACTTCCGGGAACCTTACGCAACGAAACACACAACGACACAAAATAACCACAAAATAACCACAAAATAACCACAAAATAACCACAAAATAACCACAACGCTGTGTCCAGGAGCCTGTTGCGTGATATCGACGCGACGCTTCAATGTCTGAATATTGCGCAACTATCGGGTATCGCCGGAGACTCGCCGGAGAAAAATCGTACCCAAACCGCTTAAAACAAGACCTCAGTTTCTTTTTGCCGGAGACTCGCCGGAGAATCGCCGGAGGATTGTCGGAGAATCGCCGGAGGATTGTCGGAAATCGCCGGAGAATCGCCGGAGAATCGCCGGAGGATTGTCGGAGAA